CGGTCGCTCGCCAGGAACTGCGCGGCGATGTCGGTGCCGACCAGGAACGTCCGGCCGCCCTGCGGCGCGACCTTGTCGGAGTCCATCAGACGCTTCGCCTCGAGCGCCACCAGGTGCGGGTCGTCCCCGGCGCCGAAGGTGAGGCTGTGCTTGACCAGGGCGCCCCGGAAACCGGCGATCGTCTTGGCCTCGAAGCGGTTGGTGACGGCCGCGACCTGCGGGGCCAGAACCTCGCGAGCGAAGTCGACCTCGTCCAGGGTCATGTGCTCGTCGCGGAGCTCGGTCGCCGAGTAGCTGTGGGTGTCCAGCTTCACGGTGACGCCGTCGCCGCCGTAGATGTCGTCGAACTGGATCTCCGACGACCGGGTCCGCCACTCGTAGTCGCGCGCCGTGGCGTACAGCCCCGGGATGCGCAGGGTGACGGTGTCGACCTTGGCGCCCACGAAGAACTCGTCACCCACGCGGGTCACGAGGTTCGGGACCACCAGCTCACGCTGGAGCATCGCCAGGAAGAAGTCGACAACCTTCTCCGGCTTCGGCTTGATAACAGCCATTTCTTAGCCTCCGGGGCTTCTCAACCCCTCGGCCTGGTGCCTCAGGGAGCTTGTGGATCAGATGCGGGGGATTTCCTTCAGGAGCTGCTCTGTCGAGATGCCGGTGTCGCCGCCGCCCGGGTTCAGCGGGTTCAGGATCCTCGCCGGCCGCGTGCGGCCGTTCGGGGTCTGGTCCTCGCCTCCGCCGTCGTTGGCGTCGTCGTCCTTCTTCAGTCCCAGGTCTGCGATGAGCTCCTCGGCGTCCGCCTTGAGCTCGTCCGGCGTCTTGCCCACCAGACGCTTCGCCTGCGACTTCGTCAGACCATGCTCGAGGGCCAGTTCGAGTCGAGCGATGTCGAGGTCCTTGTCGCTGGCACTCGCCAGCCTGGACTCCAGTTCCGCCTTCTCGCGTGCGGCCTTCTCCGCGTCGGTCTCGTTGGCCCGCTCGGCCTCCGTGACCTTGGTCTGCAGTTCGGTGTTGCTGGACTTCAGCTCCGACACCTGGTCGGTGAGCTTCTCGGCGTCCTTGTGAAGGTCGTAGATGAACTTCCGCGCCACGTCGGCGTTGAACTCCGTCTCCGACTTCTCCCAAGGTGCCTTCCAGTCCTTGAACTCCGGCAGCTTCGGCATTGCGGCCCTCCTAGGGCGATCGGTGGGTGACCATCTCGATCACCCCGCTGGCACTAGCATACATGAGCGCTGCGTGTCAAGGAGCCGCTGAGAAGAAAGTCAGCGGTTGTTCCACGCCGTCCGGAAGGCGTTCATCGCCCGCCGGCCCGACTTGCCGCTCGTCGACGCACCCCAGATCTCCTCAGCCTCGCGCGCGCCCGGGGTCCACTCGGTGTCCCGGCTGAACACGGGCTCGAGGGTGCAGGCGCAGTGGTCGTGCGCCTTGGCCGGCCCGTCGCCGGTGAACAGGCTGTTCGAGTTCTCGAAGCTCTCGCCCTTGTAGACCGGGCCCCGGCTGGCGAGCATGGCGCAGAAGAAGCACGGGTCGGTGCTCTTCATGACTCGCATGTAGCCGAGGGCGACCTTGTCGGCCTTGGCGTCGCTCAGGACTTGCTGCCGGCTCCCGTCGATGACGTGCCGCATCATGGCGGCGGCCACCCCGTTGCCAGACTTCTTGTACGCGTCGGCCAGCAGCGCCTTCTCGACGGCCGGGTCCAGTTCGACGGACTGGATCGCCTTGACGCGCTCCTTGTACGCCACCGGGCCGGTCACGCGGATGGAGGTCTCGATGACCTGCTTGTCCAGCGTGACGAGGCCGCTGTCGGGCTTGAAATCGCGCTGGCCGGTCTCGAGGATCCGGAACGCCTCGTAGTACGTCCGGCCGTTGCGCGCCGCCTGGCCGCGCGCCTTGGTGATCTGCGGGATCAGCAGCTCCAGCAGCCGCTCGTAGCCGGCGCCGTCGATGTCGTCCGACTTCACGTACGCCTGCCAGAGGCGGTAGGCGAGCGCGGCGTACAGCACGCCGAGCTTCTGCTCCGCGCGCTGCTCAGCGGCCGTCAGGGTCGCCGCTGCTGCCGTTGTCGCCATTGTCGTTCTCCTCGTGGACCTGGGAAGTGGTCAGGATGTCGATGGCGGTCAGGGTGATCGCCAGCCAGGAGAGCCCCAGCACGAACTGCGGCTCGCCCTTGGCCCACGTGAGCGCGGACAGGGCCCACAGGACCAGCGACCCGGGGATGGCCCAGAAGGCAGCCACCACCCGGATCCGCCGGCCGCGCGGACTGTTCAGGGCCTCCAGGATCCGGTCGATCATCAGCTCTTCTTCTTCGTCTGCTCGTCCGGGTTGTTGTCGGAGCCGCCCTTGCCGCCGTTGTCGGCCGGCTTGGTCGCCTGGGCGACCTCGATGGCCTGCTGGGAGGCGATCTCAGCCAGGATCTGGTCGATGGCGTCGCCGGACTCGATGAGCCGCTTGGCGCGCTCGCTGTCGGCGTCGTCCCAGCCGGACAGCTTCTCCCACAGCATCTGGGACGGGATGCCGAGCCCGGACGCCAGCAGGGTGAGCGCGTTGGCGGTCTGGACCAGACTGCGGGCCTCGGTGTCGCGCCAGCGGACCTTCATGCCGGTGGCCATGGCCTCCTGGGTGTTGCCCATGATCATGGCGACGAGCCGGAACATCTGCTCGTGGGACTCGCCGGCCAGGGTCTTGAAGTCCTGCGACTTCCGGTGCAGGCCCTTCTCGGCGGTCTCGAGCGCCTCCGCCTGGAGGTTGTCGGACAGGCCGAGGAGGTGGTGCGGCGGGGTCTGGGTGATCGCGGCCAGGTACCGCAGGTCGGTGTCGCCGCCCGAGATGTAGTCCGCCGTCGAGCTGGCGTCCAGCGTGCCGAACTTGGTGTCCTTCGAGCTCGAGATCAGGATGTCCATCATCGACAGCTCGAGCGCCTGCTGGTTCGCAAGCATCTCATCCGACGGCTTGGCCAGGCCGGCGATCCACCGGACCTTCCAGGCGCCGAAGCGCTGGACGATCGTCCGGTCGTAGGTGGTCTGGTCGACGCGGCGCAGCATTGGCAGGACCGGCTCGATGACGCCGGTCGCGACACCGTCCAGGTCGAGCGTGTTGGCGTACCGGACCACCGGCGGGACGCGCAGGCCGTGCGACTCGGCCTCGATGAAGGTCCAGTCCTTCTCCTCCCGGCCGTTGTTCTTGCACGACAGGTGGTAGATGGCCTCCTCGTCGTACACGCGGACGGTCCAGTCGCCGACGAAGGCGTTGACCTCGGCGTTCTTGACCGGCAGCGCCTCGATGGCGTGCAGCGGCCACTCGTCGTCGTCGTCGTCGTACCAGGCGGCCATGCGCTTGGCGGAGACGCCCTTCATGAGCGCGGTCTTCTTGCCGGTGAGCCGGCCGACCGCCGGCACAGCGACGCCGTACGACAGGCCGTGGCCGATCGCGGCGCGGTGCAGGGCGATCTGCTTGGCGTCCCAGCGGTTCTCCTGCCAGACGTCCCAGGACTTCATGTTGTCCTCGGAGCCGGGGAGCCGGACGCCCTCGACGTACGCGGTCTGGACGAGCTCAGTGACGAGCAGGGAGGCGAAGTTGTTCGGGGCCAGCTTGGCCAGGTCGGCCAGCTCCTTCGTGGCACCCTCGGGCACGTTTACACGGCCCGTCAGGTCGTCCTCGTTGGTGACCTCGTACTGCTTCCCCTCCATCCACTTGTCCAGGAGGAGCGCCTTGTCGCGCTGGGCCCGGAAGTCCGGGAAGAACTCCACGCAGAGCCCCTTCACGGCGCTTTGGCTCATCATGTCGGTGGTTCTCCTCCGGGTAGTCGTGTACGAGCCCATGGTACCGGACCGGCCCCAGTCAGGACCGCCGGAACCCCCACACGTCGCCGGGCTGCTCCTCTTCCTCGAGCGGCCGGTTCAGCGCGACGCGGCGCAGCATCCGGGCACCGACGGCACAGACGGCCGCGTCGATCTTCTTCAGCGACTCCCGGCCCTCCTTCATCAGGCTGATGCCGTCGTCGGTCGGGAACCGCTTCGCGTTCTTCATGTGGCTCATGAACAGCGGGTTGGCGTCGTGGGTGAAGAGCGGGTCGAACTCCTCTATGTCGTTGAGGTTCTCGATCTCCTCGACGAACTGCTCGGCGGCGCCGACGAACAGCTTACGGTTGGCCGGCGCCGCCATGTCGAACAGGACGCCGTGCGTGTTGTTGCCGGTCTTCAGCGGCCAGTACGCCGGATCAAGCTCCTCGCGGTGCTCCCGGAAGATCTGGTCGATCGTACCGTCCCAGTACCGGCCGCCGTCCTCGTCGTCCGAGGTGTGCGACGGGTCGAACCAGAACGCGATCACCTTGAACCGCTTGAACGCCTCGTTTACACGGCTCATGACGGCGCCCCGGGGAGCGAGCCAGTTCTCGCCGCGCTTGCCGTGCGGCTTCTCCCAGATCCCGACCGTGAACACGTAGCCGTCGGACAGCCGGCAGCCCATCACAGCAGTGGCGTCGTGCGACTTCGAACCGTCGCCGAACAGCACGACCTCTTCGTTCGGGAGGATGACGTCCCAGCCGACCTTGGTCGGGTTGTGGCCCGGGTTCTTCCGCAGCTCGGCGACCTCTGGGTCGACGGCCTTGGCGATGGCCATCGGGTCGACCCAGGCGTCCTCGGCCGCGACGACCTGGTTGAACCAGAACCGCCGGCTCCGCGACGGCTTGTTCCGCCGGTTCAGGATCGACTTGGTCATGTTGACGACGTTCAGCCAGATCGAGTCGCCCCGGACCGCCTCCAGGATCGCCCGGAAGTTGTCCATGATCTCCTCGCGGGTCGGCTCGATCTTCGTGCCGTCCGGGAGCTCCTTCGTCGGTGGTCGCAGCTTCGCGTCCGGCGGCGCCTCGAGCGAGTCGTAGCACATGCCAGAGTCGATCAGGTCATCGCCCTGCTCGGCCTCCCAGGCCTCCCGCATGTGCTGGGCGACGGAGTCCTCAGAGGGCTCGTACGCGTTGGTGATCGCGAGCGTGCGGGCGGCGCCGTCCTTCGACTTCGTGACGTTTCGCTCGATGACGTCGGCCATGTCGTGGCCGGAGTTGTTGGCCTGCCAGTGGTGCGTCTCGTTCATGATGACGAGCGTCGCCCGGTTGCCCTCGAGCGACTTCGGGGAGCTGGTGACCGCGTTGATCACGCGCTGCCCGTGGTAGGCGTAGACCTTCTCCTTGCCGATGTCGATCGAGTGCTTCTGGATGCAGTCCTTGGTGAAGAGGCCCTGGAAGAGCTTCATCGTGTTGCCGGTCTGCTCCAGGCTGACGGCGGCAACCTGGATCCAGGCTCGCGGGTGCCCCTTGCCGACCGGGCCGCCTTCCTTCAGGCCGAGCTCAGGCAGGTCACGCTTCGCCCAACCGGCGAACCGGCACGGGCCGACGAACTCGATCGCGGCAATGACGGCCGCCAGCGGGTCCTTGCCCCAGCCCTTCAGGCGCTGCAGCACGTACTCCCGGTACAGGAAGTCGCCGTTCTCGTCGATCGCGTAGAACCACAGGATGAACCGCGACTGCTCGAAGGTCGGCTTGAACGGTAGCGGCCGGTCGTACTCGTCGAGGTCGTCGGACAGCAGGTTGTCGCGGATCCACCGCAGCGCCTGCCAGCCAAGGGTGCGCTCAGGCAGCACGTACTGCTCGAGCGGGTCGGCGCCGTCCCA